TCGCAAAGCAAATCCAGGATCTAAACTTAAAACAGCAGTAACAGGAAATCCTAAGAAAGGATCTAAAGACGCTAAAAGAAGGAAGTCTTATTGCGCTAGATCAGCAGGACAATTAAAAAATTCTAGCGCTAAAACCAGAAATGATCCTAACTCAAGAATAAGACAAGCAAGGCGTAGGTGGAAATGTTAAAGAAAATTAAAAAAGTTTCTAAAGAGCTTGCAAAAGCTTCTAATATGCATAAAAAACAATCTAATGTTTTAAAAAAATTAGCTAAAAATGCTAAGAAAACAAAGAAGAAAAAATAATGGCTTCTAAACCAACACCTAGCGATCCATCTAAATGGTCTTCTGCAAAAGCAAAAGCAAAAAGAAAATTTAAAGTTTACCCTTCCGCTTATGCAAACGCATGGGCAAGTAAAGAATATAAAAGAATGGGTGGAACTTGGAGCGGTAAAGACAATAGAGTAAAAAAACGTGGCAAGTAGTAAAGGTGGTCTTGGTAAATGGTTTGGAGAAGAGTGGACAGATGTAAAAACAGGAAAAGCTTGCGGCAGAAAAACTGCTAAAGGAAAATCTAAAAGACCTTACCCTGCTTGTCGCCCTAAAAAGGTAGCATCTAAAATTTCTAAATCAGAAGCTAGCAAAAAAACTGGGCCTAAAAAAGTTAAGTGGTCTACAACAGCAAGCGGAAGAAAAAGAAAAAAATGAAACATCTTAATGAAAATAATGAAACGTATCTGCAACACTTACGAAAGGCAATGTCTATATCTGGCCTTATGTTGGTTGGGAGTGCTTCTGCTTTTGTTCACAGCATTGCACCATTTGTAGCAGTAAATACTACAAGTAAGATTTGCAGTAAAGTTAGAGATAAACTAGAACACAGGAGATGTGTATGTGGGAAAATATAGTAAAAACTTGGAACGCTCTAGACCGAAGGGTAAAAATAGTAATTGTAATAGTAGGAGCATTAGCTATTATGTCCGCAATATTTGGATCGCCCTCGCCATCAGTTCCTGTGCAGTAATAGCTGGATGCCAGAGCCTAAAAGAATCGACAGTAGTAGCAACGGGCTCAGCAATAGGTGCGGGTGTTGGGACTGCGATCAGTGGGGGTGTAGGTGCACCGATACTGGGAGCCATGACGGGTGCCTTTGTGACCGATGTAGCGACGGAGGTTTTGACAACAGGCCAAGAGCCTCAGACTATTATCAAGGCGCCTGATAACTTTTTTACTTTGCTTCATAAAATGGTAGAGATAGGGGGGTGGGCTTTAGTATTAATATTCGTATTGCCTATGATATTAGGATGGGCTTTACCAGGTCCAACAAAATTAAAAATAAAAAAAAATGATTAGTAAATACGCAGCATCAATATTGTTTTGTTTTTTTGTAAGCGCAGGTTTTATTACTGTTGTTGCTGATTATAAAAGCACATTCTTAATAGGTGCTGCTCAGTATAGTACATTATCTTGGCTTTCAGATGGATCAAATAATATCTGGCGAGAAAAGGTAATAGAAAAATTAAAGTTAAATGGTGATACGCATGCAGATGTAATGGCTAGAAACCATGATCCAATGTTTAAGGTGGTTGACGGTGTTAATAGAGTTGTTTGGCGTGATCGTCTTAATAAGTTGCGTGATAAAAATTTGGCTCCTGTAATGTGGTTAATATCTGATGACAGCCCTAAAGTTTACAAGCAGGGGCTACAGAATCAAATAGATTACCAAAACCAAGTAGTAGACGCAGTAGATGATTTAGTTAGTCACTACGTTGTATGCCTTGAATGTGATGAGTATTACTCTGCACAAGAAGTTAGCGTTCTTATACAGAACCTTAGAAAAAAAGGCGTGAATAAGCCCATTGGAGTTCACTTAACACCAGGAGTAAAACCTGAATATTACAAAGATGCAGACGTTATATATTTGCAAACTGGTTTTAATCTAAGTGAGTCACAATTCAGAAAAAGTATTGAAGAAGCACTTAGGCTTGGTAAGCCAGTTGTCGTATCTGAGTATAACCTCAACGGAACAAGCGCACTGGCAAAGAGGTATGGAGACATTGCTTGCTCGTACAAGGGAGTTGTGGGAACTGGAAACGGCAGAGGATCAGCAACCTGCGAAACAATGCAGTGGGATCAAGGGCAAACAACTAAGTCCGAATGGGACAGATGGGAAGACTTTGTAAAGAAAAATGATGATGAATTATACGTATTTGCTTTAGCGCTAGTTACTATTAGTGCTGCTAATTTAATTGATCTTCCTTTTATGGCTACGTTTAACTATGCCACAGAAAACTACTATGAATTAATGTTACTTAGACCTATTACTGAAACTATAGATGCTGGCGTAACTATAAGAGATAATGGAAAAGTAATGGCTTTTGGTAATTGGAGATTTAAATAAATGGCAAATTTAATATTAAGGCAAACAAAAGGTAGTCCTCTTACGTTTGATGAGATGGATGACAACCTTAGTAACTTAAATAATGATAAATTAGAGGTTATAAATAATCTTAATATCTCAAGCACAATGGATATTAATTCTGATTACATTGCTATTTATGATGCGTCTACTGGCGACAATAGAAAGATACTAGCTAATGCTACATCTTTTTCAAATAGAACATTAGTAATTAAAGTTATTGCTGACGGACTTCCTACTTATGTAGGAGACGGAATTGCTAGGATTGTTATACCATCTACATTTGACGGGCTTAGGCTTAATACTGTTGGTGGGCATGTATACACAGCTGCAACAGGATCAACAACAAACATTCAAGTGAATAATGAAACCAAAGGTGTTGACATGTTAACCACTTTGTTAACAATTGATGCTGGAGAAAACGATAGTAAGGATGCCGTAACGCCTCCCGTTATCGGATCAAACAGTTTAGTTGATGAGTTTGATGTAATAAGATTTGACATAGATCAGATTGGATCTACAACTGCTGCCCTTGGATTAGAACTTAGACTAGAGTTTCACGCTTGAATTCATTTAAAGGCTATCCACCTTCTGTTCAAGTATTACAGCCTATTCCAGAAATATTTGTTGCTGTAAACTCTGATAAAGAAGAAATAAGAAACAATATAAAAAGCAGCGTTTCTCTAGGATTGCCGCAGGTAAAACCGTTTGAAACGCAGTGGGGCAAAGAAATATGTCTTGTTACTGGAGGACCATCTCTTAAAGATACCTTTCATATAGTAAGAGAGAGATACGAAGATGGCGTTCCAATTGTAACAGTAAATGGAACTTATCAATATTGTCTAGACAACGGAATTATTCCTAATGCTTTTATAATGCTAGACAGCAGGGAGTTTAATAAAAGATTTATTAAAACTCCAGTAGACACATGTAAATACTTAATGGCATCTCAATGTCATCCAGAAGTATTTAAAATGCTTTCAGGCCGCAATGTTTGGTTGTGGCATTGTGATACCCAAGAAGAAAACATAGACCTTCTTAAGGATCAATACGGAAAAGCATATGAAGACTTCTTCCCTATTATGGGTGGCTCTACAGTAACACTTAGGGCGTTACATTTGTTAAGAATTTTAGGCTTTCATAAGTTTGAAATTTTTGGTTTTGATAGCTGTATTATGGATCATCACCACGCATATGAGCAGCCAGAAAATGATAAAGAAGAAGAGATAGATTTGGTTGTAGGTGGGAAGCAATTTAGATGCACTGTAGCCCATTATCATCAGGCAAAGGAGTTTGTTCAATTAATAAGCGTTACAGGCTCAAGTTATGATCTTATTGTTCATGGCGAAGGACTTATATCACACATCATCAAGAATCCAGAATCGTTAAAGGAGGCGGCTTAAATGGCGGCTACAGCATGGAGTTTTTACAATAGTTTTAGAGAGTACTTAGGTAACGGTCAGTTTGATCTGGACGGTACTGGAGTTAATTTTTATATGGCATTGCACACAAGTGCAGCAAGCGCAAATATTAATAACGTTGCTTTGTCTACTCAAGCCTCACTGGCCAATGAAGTAGCAAATGGCAATGGTTACGCTACTGGAGGAAAGTCAGTAAGCGCTCGCACATGGGCATCTGCAGCAACAAATAAATATAGGTTTGATTCAACAGCAGTTGTTTGGACCGCTACTGGCGGCGATGTATCTAATGTTAAATACGCCGTTATTTATCAGTCAGGTGGAAAGCTTGTTTGTTTTTCTCGACTAACCACAAGCCAGTTTACATTAGCACAAAACAATACACTTACCGTAACGCCTAGCGCTACTGGTATTTTTGAACTTACGTAGGGGGAGCTATGGCATTAGAAAGCGCAAGTTGGGTAACTCAATTAGTAAACACAAACCCTACAGTTTCAGACCCTGTAGCAGAAGGTGATGACCATCTTAGGATGTTAAAGGTTGTTCTTCAGAATAGCTTTCCATCTTCATCTACAGCTGCTATTATACCTAACGTCTCTGGGCAGTCTGGAAAATATTTAACCACAGATGGCACCGACACTTCATGGGGTACCGTAAATGCGGCAACTCCTGGTTTTGCGGTTGCTATGGCTATAGCTCTATAGGAGAGAATAATGGCACAAGATTTTGAACGAGCGGCGGCATCAGCGGTAGGAACGGGAGAGACAACTCTTCTTACTAGTGACTCTGATGACGCATTAATTGGTATTAGAGTAACTAACATCCTTACAGCCGCTGTAACTTGCGATTGTTACATTGATAAGACAGGCTCTGGTACTGACTACCACATTTGTAAAAGCCTAACCATTCCACCTAGTTCTTCTGTAGAACTTATTCAGGGTGGCGCAAAGGTTGTAATGCAAAACACAGATATCCTTCATATTAAATCTGACACAGGATCTGCTTTAGATGTGTGGGTTTCATATGTAGATAGCATTTCTACGTAAGGAGGAATCATGGCTGAAGTAGTTAATGGAAATCAATATATAGGTCAAGCACCCGCAAAAGACGGGTTCTTTATTCATCAAGAAACTATTGATGGGGATCATACCATTGAATCAGCAGTTCTTGCAGGGCCAGTAACTATGACAGGTACAGTCATTGTCACTGGTACATTGGTGATCGTATGAGTACTTTAAATGTAAACGCATTAGACAAAGAATCTGGCTCAACGCTTACATTAGGAGGTGCGGGGACAACAGTTGCAGTTCATGCATCGGCTACTACGTCTGGCTTTGATAGCGGTCTTGCTTCAGTACAAGTTTTTACCTCATCAGGAACTTGGACAAAGCCGTCTGGAATTACCAAAGTAATTGTTGAGGTTCTTGGCGCAGGAGGAGGAGGCAGAAGGATGGACGGTAGCCCCTATAACGGGCAATGTGGTGGAGCCGGGGCATACACAAAAACAATACTAGATGTTTCATCAATTTCTTCCGCAACAATAACTATTGGGTCTGGAGGTTCAGCGGGTGGAAATAACGTCGATGGCGGAAATGGTGGTTCTTCATCATGGGCTGATG